GACGACCGTATTTGCCGGCGCCCACAAGAACGATCTGTCCCCGCATGAACCCATCTCCGAGCAGTCGCTGGCCTTCCTCAACGAGATGGTTCAGGAAAGCTATCAGATGTTCGTGGGCGCGATCGCCGAATATCGCGGGATGTCGGTTGGCCAGGTGATTGCCACCGAAGCCGCCCTCTATCGAGGCCAAGGCGCGATCAATGCCGGCTTGGCCGACCGCATGCAGAACCCGCAACACACAGTTGACGAGCTGTCTCGAGCTGTTGCACAAAACCGAGCAACACGTCAGTCGAGCCGCATCAGCGTCCGCGCCGCTGCGCTGGCAATGCAATCAATGATCTGACCGCAACAGCGGTATCAGTTGAACCCGGACCCGCCCTGTGCGGGTTTTTTTATGCCCAGGAGGCATCATGTCCCTTGTACTTCAAATGCGTAATGAGCGCGCCGGCCTGGTCACCCAGGTGCAAGCCCTGGCCAAGGTCGAGGCTGATGGCGGAAGCTTGAGCGCCGAGCAGTTGCAGCAATTCACCAGCCTGGAATCGCAGATCAACGATTTGACCTCGAAGATCAGCCGCGCCGAGACGGCAGAGCGACTTGCAGCCGCCAGTGCTGTGCCTGTTAACGAGTCGGCGCAGGGCGCTACCAGCCCGCCTGCAGGCTCTATTTCAGGTCCGTTCGGTGAGAAAGCCAAACCTGGCACTGGTATGGCGCAGATGGCGCGCTTGCTGGCGGCGGCGCAGGGTAACCAACTGATGGCTGCGCAAATGGCCAAAGAGGGTGGCTACCCCTCCGATGTGCACATGGCGCTGAACGTGGTCACGGCGGGCGCGGGCGGGGTGTTGGTGCCTCAAAACTTCGCCACCGACATTATCGAATCCCTGCGCCCGGTATCGATCGTGCGCAAGATGGGGGTGACCAGTCTGCCGTTGAACAATGGCAACCTGACCATGCCGCGCATCACTGGCAACACAGTGGTCAGCTACATCGGTAGCGACACCGATATCCCGGTCACCAGCATGAAGTTTGCGGACACCAAGTTGTCAGCAAAGACGGCTGCTGCGATCGTCCCCATTTCCAACGATCTGTTGGCCATGAGCGGCGTCAATCCCCGGGTCGACAGCATCGTCGCGAATGATCTCACTACCAGCATGGGGCTTTCGGAGGACTTGCACTTCATCCGCGCAGACGGATCGGGTGTGTTGCCGAAAGGGCTGCGTCATTGGGCGCCGGCGTTCAACGTCCTTCCCGCGCCCCTGCTTGCCAACATCACCCTGGAAAAGATCGACCTGTTCTTGGGCGGCATGATGCTGCGCCTCGAGACCGCGAACGTCGTGATGAAGTCGTGCGGTTGGCTGATGGCTCCGCGTGTTCTGCGTTGGTTGCAATCCTTGCGTGATGGCAATGGCAACAAGGCATATCCGGAGATCGATCAGGGCATGCTGAAAGGCTATCCAGTCGGCCTGAGCAACCAGATTCCGGTGAACCTCGGCGCCGATGGCGATGAGACCGAAATTTACTTCGTCAACTTTGCCGACTGCATGATCGGCGAAGACATGAACCTCACCCTTGGTTTCAGCAATGAAGCTTCTTACAAGGATGCCGAGGGCAACATGGTCAGTGCCTTCCAGCGTAACCAGACACTGGTGCGAGTGATCGCTAAGCATGACTTTGGACCGCGCCACGTTGAAAGCATCGTGGTCGCGACTGCGGTGAAGTGGGGCGCAGGCATGTAAACCCTGGCCTTGCACACGCAGGGCCGCTTAGTTGGAAGGTGAGAGTTCATGGAAAAGCTGATTATCAAATTCATCGGCCCTTGGCGGGGCTACAGCAAAGACGAGATTGCGGGCTTCCCAGAGGACATTGCGCAGTCGCTGATCGATGCTGGTCGGGCGGAGCTGCAGGAAGCGAAAAAATCCGGCAAGGCCAGCACCACCAAACCCAAGACTACGCAGGCCGCGAAGGAACCCCTCCAGCCCGGCCCAGCTGTCGATCCGGCTGCAGGCGCTGATGGCGAGGTGGGGCCTGCTGCGCTTGGCCTGGATGATGACGAAGCCAAGCCCTGACCATGGCCCGCCGCATCGCCTACACGGGGGCGCCCGTGCTGACGTTAGAACAGGTGGCTTATCAGTGCAGGGCTGAGCCTGAGGATCTGCAGCCCGAGCTGATTGACCAGATCATCATTCCCGGCGTGACGAGCCAGGGCGAGTCGAAGACGGGGGCGGCTATCCGTGAAGCGATCTATGAAGAGGACTGGCCGGCGCACTATCCGTCGGGGCATTCGCTGGACATTGGCCAGGTGGTCGCCATCGAATCCGTGGTGGTGCTGGGAGATGCAGGGCAGGCCGTAACCTTTACCGGTCCGATCGAGCTGAGCCCGGGCGGGAAGGAAAGCTATCTCGCTTTTCCAAGTGGCCGGCCACAAGGTCGTCTGCGCATCCGTTACCGTGCCGGGGTGGACGTTGAAGCAAACCCCGGGGTACTGAGCTGGCTGTTGATGGCTGCCGAAACGGCGTTTACCCAGCGAGGTGTGCTGGTTGTAGGGCAATCGCTGAGTGAAATGCCAGCAAGCTATCTGGACCATCTTCTGGCGGATATCACCGTCCCGCCGAGGTTCTAGCCATGGCTATACGAGAGCCTACCTCCGGCGAGTTGAAGCATCGGATGGAAGTCCGGAAAAGGTCGGACAAGCCTGTGGGGCCGGGTCTAGAACCTGAGTTCACTCTTGTCTGTCACCGCTGGGTGAAAGTCGAACCGTTGGGAACCGCGACATATGCCAATGCCCAGCAGACCAAGACCGGGGTAACGCATCGTCTGTATTGCCGGTTCATCCCTGAACTGCAGTCGGATTTCGAGTTTGTCAGTCGCAACCGGGTCTATCGCGTGAGGCGCCCTACGGACCTCGCTGGCCGGCAGGTATGGTCGGTTGTCGAGGTCGAAGAATTGGGGCCGGCCAGTCGAGAGGGAGGTACATCAAATGGCCAACTCCGTTTCGATTGATGGTTACCTGCACGTTGACGGCTTCGACAAGTTCGACCAAGAGGCCTTCAACAAGCGCAAGATCAGAGCAGGGATGCGCAAGGCTGGCCAGTTGATCACTGGTCGTGCGCAGATGAACCTGGCGCTCGGTGGTGGCCAGGACGGCTATCCAGTCAATCGCACCGGGGCCACGACCGATTCCATCAGTTTCAAACTGTCTCGCTCAGGGTTTCTGGTGCGCATCGCGCCCAGCAAAACCAGCGGCATGAAGGCGTTTTACCCCGCCTACCTGCATTACGGCGTGAAACAGCGCCAAGGCAGTGGCTGGCGTATCAAGCCCCGCGACAACTACATGACTGACGCGCTGACCGACAGCCGCGCCGACGTGCAACGCATCCTGCAGCAGGCCTTCGCGGCAGCGCTGCTGAACTGAGAACCCATTATGAAAATCACGCCTGTGATCGAGCAGCTGCGCGCCTATGCGCCTGGCCTGGAAGGGCGCGTTGCCGGCGGTTTGGACTGGGATCCGACAGCCGACAGCGCGCAGATGAAATTGCCAGCCGCCTACGTGATCGCGGTGGGTGACTCTGCCGACGAACCGGCCTCGATGAATGTGATCACCCAGGACGTGCGCGATGCGATCGACGTGTGCGTGGTGCTACCCAGCGAGGACGAGCGAGGGCAGTCGGTGGCAGATCCGCTGCACGATCTACGCGCCCAGCTGTGGCGGGCATTGGTCGGCTTTGAGCCTGACGACGAGTCTGGGCCGCTGCTTTACGACGGTGGGCAGTTGCTGCTGGTCGATCGCAGCAGGGTCGTCTACCGCTACCGCTTCTATGCCGACCTGCAGCTGGGTCGCTGGGAGCAGACCGGGCGAGGCAAGCCGCAGACCTGGCAGGAGTGGAAGCTGGCCGGCCTGCCAGCGCTGGAGGGGATCGACACCCGCTTTGACTTCATCAACCCCCTGAAAGACTCCAACGTCACGGCCTCCGGCCCTGACGGGCGAGTCGAGTTCACCACCCGGGAGAACCTGACCCCATGAAAACCGTAGACCTCAAGCCGGCACCTGGGCGCGACTGCCCAATGCCGCACAACCCCCGCG